TTTCACCGTCTGGTTTTGTTACAAACACATGACTTACTGGATATATTTCCGCATACTTTAACCATACTTCTGTTATACCAAACTGATTCCAATATTCAAAGTCGTGTTTTTTCCATTCTCTGATTTTACATTCAACTTTACTTCTTTCAGTATTTACTTTCTTACTGTTTGTTTTTGTAGTAACAATGCTTTGAATTGTATTTTCACTAATCTTATTTAGCATTTCTTTGAAACTTAAATTCCACATCTTTTGTAATAAATCAAAAATGCCACCAGCATCGCCAGTGGCAAAATCTTTATATCGAACATGTATACCGTCTCTACTATATATTGAGAAAGACGGATGTGTATCTTTTCTTAACGGACTGTTTATTACACAAGGTATTTTCTTTACGTTTAAATATCTATCTGCTAAATAAAACTCATCTATTGAATTTATATCTAAATTTGGTTTTCCAGATGCAAATGCCATATTGTTATATTTTTACCAAGGTAGATCATCGGTATTACCGTTAGAAGGAATTGCTCCACCTACAGGCAAATCTTCTATCTTTGTAGGTTCTATAGTTCTTTCCCGTAGTAATCCAAAATAGAAGTTAATTCCAGGATAAGCACCAGCTTGCTGTCTATCAAGAATATAATCCTTTACCGGATTAAGATTTCTAGCATAAATTGATGCTACCTTGTTCAAACATACATTCTGATACTCTTTATCCTCAACTTGGCTTACATAATACAAAGCGTTAATTGTATTGTTAGGAACACTTTCAATTGCTGCTTTTATTTCACTTACATCTCCAGTAAACAATTTACCAATATTCTCAACTCTACATTCACTATCAGCCAAGTTACCTTCTACAAAACTCCAAACATTTGTATCTCTGTTATACTTAATAGCCTGTTTAAGATTCAAATACGTTCTCAAGAAGTTTGTAAGTTCCTCTTCACCAACACAAGTAGGTCTTGCTGATGCGTTATCAAACGCTTCTACTGGAGATTTCAAATCATCTTTTGTAAGCCATTTTACAGTACCATATTTATCAATCATTTGTGTTTTACCAGTCTGACTAATACGAGTTTGTTTCTTTAGCCACAAATTACCAATCGTAATAATTTCAACTCCTGCGTTTTTGTCAGCAACAGTTTGCATTACAAATGACAATTTGACACGATCCACACCATTAACGTCTTTATCTACATAAGTAGGCTCATTTGCGATCTCTCTACCTAATATTTTTTCCAATTCTTTCTTTGTAGGATTTACTGCAAGTACTTTGCTAATACCAAATCCTTCATACTTTTTAAAACTTCCAGCACTCTCTTTTGTCTCATTTCCTTTGGCAAATGCCATAAATACATATTTGTTGTTCATCTTAATAAAATTTTAAAATCTCGTTATCTTTTATTATTTTTGTTACTTCAAATTTTCTTCTAAAGTGATCAACCATTTGTGCTATTAATGAACCGTGATCCATACATATCATAAATCCTTGCTTCACTTTATCAATTTCTTCTTGTTTTGTTTTTCCTTTATCTATGCAATATTCTGTTACCAACATATCTATTGTTTGATTTGTTGGTCCGTTGTTAGGTGGTAACATACTATTGCATATATCCACAAATTCTTTCCTATCCATTGTAGTATTCGTTCATACATTTTACTACATATCCCAAATCATTAGGAATAAAATCGTCCTTGAACATATCTGCAGGACTCTTTGCTGGAATTTCCACATTACCTTCTTTTACTGCATGAGTATAAAATCCATAAGTAGGTACGCCTTTTTCATCATACTTAATAGCACTGTACAATACCATTGGCACAACTTCTACTGGATTATACTGAGTATCCAACAATTTACCAATAGTTGATACTTTATATCCAACTATTGAATTGTCAGAGGCTATATCTTCGCTATGTAGAATAAAGAAAATATTTAAATCTTCTCTAAGATTTTCACAAGTAGATATAATTTGCTGAAAATGTGCGGCAAGCTCTGTATACTTACCATAACCTACTTCCTTGGCTCTTGCAAAATACTCTTTTCTCATGATATAAATTATATCATCCAAAATGATATTTTTAACATTAGCCATTTTTTCATCTATTGCCTTTAGATAAGCGATTACATTATCATAAGTATTCACTTCAAGAATATTATGATTCTCTTTACTATACAATGTACCACTTCCCTTAAAAGGCAATCTTTTCTTTAATGTGTTAATTACCACTGTTTCTTTAGGATTCAATCCCCTAATACTGGTTGATTTACCAGTTCCGCTCTTACCTAAAATAATTACGTTATTTGCCATTATTAAACAATTTTTTAATATATCCTAACAATGTATATTTGCTAGGTTCTTTATTTAAATAACTTACCCTCTCATTATCAATTTTATAGATATAATTGTAAACTTGTTGTAGTTGTTCTCTATCATCTGGTCTTGGTAACTCTGTGCATTCCCCCACAGCAGCATCAAATAATATTGGACATCTTAGATTTTGTCCCCTACCACGTCTTTGTTCCAATATTTTGATAAATCTTGCATAGTTTCTAAGTTTTGTTATATCATATCCTTCAAAAGTTTCTTTACCAAATTTCCAAGGATTAAACAAACCTATAACCATATTACACACTTTGTTATCTTATAAGCTCTTTATCTTATAATTCTACAATTTTATATATATTTGTAGGTCAGACTATATCTTCATAACTCGTTTAGTATTGGTATACATAAAGTTATGCTCTGCACTCGTGGATATTTTGCCTTCAACACCACTTGCTAAGGTTACTTTATCTAGTCGTTGATCCTTCAATGTATTTCTACAAAGCTTGGATTAAGGTTGTCCAATTAATTGGGTTTTCCTAGATTCACAGAGTTAAGAGACAATTTGTATAATAAACTTGAATGCATATAAGGTAAAACTATTTCTTTAAAATGTTCAAAATCTTTTGTTAACAAATAAATCGAATGATCTGAACAGATGTGAAATTCTAAATTGAATTTCTTTTTTAAGAATTTAGTAAATAAAATCAAGTTTTCTTCTGAAAAACAATTTGTTGCTATAGATATACTATTGTGATGTTTGCAACCATCGTCCATAAACATAACAGCTAATGATAATTCATCAAAGTTTTCTAAAAACTTTTTAGTTATTTGTTTTATTCCGTTTATGTACAAATTTTCATATAATGGTAAAAATTCTGGGTTTGCTGGTATTCTGCAAACTGCACTTTCGTATAACTTACCGTTACGTTTATCTATTGTTTTTCTTTTATGTGTAGAGAAATTTGCGTTTAAACTTTTTAATTCTTCGTATTTCCATTTACAATATTCTAATTGTTTTATTCCATGTTCACACGAAAAATTAGGATTTATATTTGGTTTTCTTAATGAACCATCTCCTAAAAGAGTTCCTGTTAAAATCGACAATTGTCTTTGTGTTAATTTTATCGGTTTGTTTATTAATAAATTATCTCTTTCAACATGATTTCTTTTTCTAAAGAAATATATCGAAACTGGTTTTACTCCGAACAATTGTGCTATTTCTCTATCAGTTTTGTTTTCTTTTACTAATTTTTCTACTTCTTCATAATTCATTTTTCTAAATGAATTATATGAGAAATTTGATTTTAATCCTAATTTATTTCTAAAATAAGTAACAGATTGTCTGCTAACAGACATTACTTTAGCTATTTCAGAATCAGTTTTACCTAATTTGTGTAATTCTACTAATTTTTTTGTATCCATAATTTTATATTTTTATGGCACAAATATAAGTAAAATTATTGACAATTGCAAATCTTATTATGTGTTAAAAAATCTCTTGATGTCGTTTTACAATCTGCCAAATTATCAGTTGATGCTTCTACCAAATCCATTTTTCTGCTTTCAAGACCTTCTGCAGCTTGAGCCTGATGTTGAATACCAACAAATACAATCCCCAGTTTATCACGTAATGCTATAGCATATTTACTCATTCTATCAATAGTTTCCATTTTTGTTGTACCACGTTCTATTGACAAATTTGCGTAATTATCCAATACAACTATTACATATTCTTCTGGATCGTTTGGTGTGTACGTTTCAACAACTTTCTTTGTATATTCGCCACTTTTATCACTAAAAGTAACATCTTTATACGTTGCAGTTCCTCTCTCTAACATGAATTCCTTTATGTATTTGTTAATACCATAAGGATTTCTAATGTTTTCGATATATGTTACACATTCTTGAAAAGCATTAATGTACTTTTGATACCGTTCACTTTCCAATAAGTTTACTATTTCTTCTGGACAAGCATGTTCTTTTTCTGCTGATGCTAATACGTCAACATCAGTATGTATTCTATCTAATTTGTATAATAACTGACAATAAAACTCTTGCATCTTAGTTTCAATATCAGTTTCAAATGTAAAATACAAAACTTTTAATCGTATTTGATCTGGATGTGCTAATGCATAGAAGAAAGGATGATATACAAATAAATAATCACTTAATTTTGATTTACCTCTACTACTATAAGTTTCCCTACCTTTCGTTTGTAGTCTGGACTATGTCTTCAACCTAATTAGGTTGCACCTGCATTATCTAAATGTTTTATATGACATACATTCTGGAATATACTTATCCAATTTATTGAGTACTTTAATAGCAGCTTTTTTACCGCATCTTATAGAAAATTTACCTTTATTTCTTTTAATGGTAAAATCTGCATCATATCTTTGCTTAAAGAACTTAATCAAGTCAATAGCTTGTTCTTCTGTATCACAATAAGTGGCTATACAAAGTTCATAACTATCACCAGATTTTCCAGGTTTACCTTTATGTTTATAGAGACTTCCGTCGTCCATATACCACAAAGCTATTTCTCTATCAGTTAACCTTAAAAGAAACTCTTTTTTGATTACTTTCTTTCCTGTTTTGTAAAGCCACTTTCTTATTTTTGTAAAATAATCATTAGAAAATCCTGCTCTACACTCTTGATAGCCGTTGCACTCAAAAGTTTGGATTTCTAAATCAAATCCTACTTCTTTAAGTAGAGATACTTTATACTTCAAATACTCAAGCTGTTTGATGCTATGAGTCATCTGAAATCTTTTCCCTCTTTTATGAACTGTTCCATCTCCAAGAACTAGTCCACATAATAAATTCTTTGTATTTTTATTCATTCTGCAAATAATTTTGTAGATTTATACTTAAAACATTTAATAGTCTCTGAGGCTGGAACACTACTCCCTATGCCTCCTCAAGTCGGCTTGCATTTCTGTTTAGCTTTCGAGGATATTCAGGTGTTATAATATAATAAATTACTTTATTATACGGCAGTTTTAATGAGTTTTACCTT